CCACCGCGTTCGTGCCGTCGGTCAGCGCAGCGACGCGCTGCTCTTCGGCCGACTGCAGCGCCGTCCGCTGCTCGCTCTCGACCAGTGCGCGCCCGCGCTCCACGTCGGCCTCGCCGAAGCGCGCTCCCGCGGCCTGCATCCCCGCGACGCGCTGCGCAATCGTCTCGCCGCTGCCCGTCTGCGAGGCCATGCCGAGGATCAACCTCCGCTGCTGCGAGTCGAGCACCATCGCGGCGTTGCGCCCACCCGCCGAGAGCAGGTTCGACACCGCGTTTGCGTCGCCGCCCATCCCCGAGACGAGCTGCGACATGAGCGCCACCGGGCTGCGCTCGCGAAGCGCGTAACGCCCCTGCGCATCGCGACTGATCAACTGGTCGGCGAGGTCGGAGCGACCGGCCGCGCGCAGGCGCGTGTTGAGGCGCTCGGCCATCAGCGGGTTTTCGACGCTCGAACGCATCTTCGCGAGCGCGTTGAGCGAGTCGCGCGGCGTCAAGCCAGCTGCCGCGCCGATCTCTCCGATTGCCATCGTCTCGGTTGTGGCGGCACGCACCGCGGCGGCTCGTTGCGCGGGAGTCTGCGTCGCGCTGGTCACGCGAGAGATGTTCGCCATCAGCGGGCCGAGAGCCGTGCTCGTGAGCGTCGAGAGCTCAATCGACCCCGCCTGCGCCATCCCAGTGAGCGACCGGATCACGCTCATCTGGTCGGCGCCGGTGACCCCCTGCTGCGAGAGCATTCCGGCCACCCGCATGACCTCCGCGGGGTCTTGGAAGGTGCTGCGCGCGAAAGATGCGAGCTCCAGCTGGCGATTGAAGTTCGCCTGGCGCTCCTGCGCCGTGCCGCCCGACAGCACGGAGAACTGGGTCTGCGCCGCCATCAGACCGCTCGCAACGTCGCCCATTGAGAGCCCCCGAAGGGGGCCCGTCGACACCGCGGCTTCGATCTGTCGGCGCATCGCAGCGGCTTCGGTGCCGCCAACGCCCGCTTGGAAGAAGGCCGCGTTGAGCGTGTGCTCGCTGTCGGCGCGCTGCCGACGCGCGTCTTGGATCTGGGAGTGCGCCTCGCGGGCGACCGGCATCGCGGCGTCGCGCCCGACGTTCAGCCCGCGCCGCAGCCCGAAGGCGATGTCGCGCCCCGCCCGCTCCCGCCTGCGGGCCTCGCGCTCGGCCGTCGCCGTCTGCTGCCGCTCCTCTCGCTCGACGGCCCGCGTGGTGCGCTCGAGCACGCTCTGCCGCACGCGAGCCTCCTGCTCGGCGGTGAGGTTGCGCTTGCGGGCCTCGGCCGCGGCGTGCTCCGAGGCCTGCCGCTCGGCGCGGGCGCGCCCCTCGGCGGTGAGCTGCGCCGCGCGCCTCTTCTGCTCCTCGCCGCGAATGAACGCGCGCACGCTGGCCTGCGCCGCGCGCTCGGCGTCGCGACCCATCTGCGCAGAGTCGCGAGCCACGCTCTGCTGCGCCTGGCGCGAGCCCCGCGGGATGCCGCTGAAGAGGTTGCCCATCGACGCGCGCACGACGCGCTCCGTCTCCTGCGCCTGCGTGCGGATCTGGCCGAAGGCCGCGACGATCCCCGCGGTGTTCGCGTCGATTTCGAGGATCGCGCGGGGCACTACTCAATCTCCTCGACGCTCATCGTCGGGGTCGATGGACCGGAGGAGTTGTCGGGCGAGTCTGTCGGCCGCGAGGTAGCCGAGGAGTTCGCCATCATCCATGTCGCACGCTGGGCGACCAGTGTAGTGATAATGGCTCGCAGCGTGCCGAAATCGTAGCGCGGCAAGCTGGTCATGGAGGCTTGCCCTTTTCCCAGGGCGTCGGCCACCTCCCGGACCTCGTCGAGCGTCTTCAGCGACCGGAACGGCGAGCGCTCCTGCGACCACGCGAGGTACTCGTCCCAGCACGCGCGGATCTCGTCCACCTCGAAGTGCGCCCGCACCTCGGCGGCGTCGGCCGCGAAGAGCGTGTCGGGCTTATCGGGGTCCACCAGAGCGCGCGCGAGCGTCTGCACCATCACTTCGAGGTTCAGCACCGCGTCGCCCGCGTCGCCGATCAGGTCTTCGCGGTGCCACCCGCCCGTGCTCACCAGCCACTTGATCGCCTCGGCGTGCGCGCGCGCGGCGTCGTCCGCGGTGAGGGCGCGCACGGCGAGACGGATCGTCGTGCGCCCCTCGGCGCGGGTGATCTCGAGGTCGAAGGACTTGTGCGGGCGGGCGCGCCCCGCGAGCAGCTTCGCGAGGGGAGAGCCGGTGCGGAAGCGGTCGAGGTCGCTCACGCCGCCGACGGTATCACGAAGTCGAGGTGATCTTCCCGTGGAACTCCCACGAGACGGAGTTCGCGTCGGCGACCTTCGTGCCGGCGCGCACGGTGCGAATGTCGCCCGTGCAGGTGTACGTCTTCCCCGCGAGCTTGAAGCCGAGGGTCACCACCGCCTGCGCGAGCGCGATGCCGACCCAGTCGAACTCCATGCCGCTCTGCGGGATGGCGTTGTCGACGCGGACCATCACCTTCTGCGGGCCCACGCTGAAGCCAGCGGTGCCGAGAAGGAGCGTCTGCACGTCCTTGTTCTGCGTGTCCACGTCGAAGTCGATCGACGAAGACTGAAGCACGGGCACGGCGTTGACCGTGACGAAGCCGGGACCGGAGTAGATCGTTGCCATGGTCAGTTACCTCACAGGCTCGCGAGCTGGCGCACGTTGCCAGCGATGATGTGCAGCCCGCTCACCGGCTCGCACGGGATCTCGCAGTTGAGTCGGCCGCTCACCACCGGGTCCGCCTGCACCGCGAGGAGCGAGGCGTTGGCGGTCACGTCGCGCACGATCGCGCGGACCTCGTAGCCCGCGAGCTTGTCGAGAATGAAGCTGCGCACGAGCGACGGCGTCGTCACGTTCGGCGCGAGCGGAGGGTTGCCGTTCGCGCTGTCAGCGCCGAGCTTGAAGCCCTGGTAGGTCACCGCGAGCGAGCTCTGCAGGTCGTCGGCGACGTAGTCGCAGACGGTGACGAACTCGGTGTCGATCACCGCGTAGTTCGGCACGCCGAGGTAGAGCGACCGCGAGGTGATGCTCCGCGAGAGCGCCGTCAGGCCGGGGCGCGCGCTCGACGGGACCACGCACGCGAGGCCGTTGTTCAGCGCCGACTCGATCTCCGTCGCCGTGGGCTGATCGGCGACGCTGGTCTGTGCGAGCAGCACCGCGAGCTGCACCCCGTCGAGGTTCGCCGCCGGGTCGCTGGCTTCGCCGCCGAGCACGCCGCCGACCGCGGTGTCGCCCGCGAGCCGCGCCGCCGCGAGCACCGCCGCGACCTCGGGGCCGGGCACCTTCGAGGCGTGGTGCCAGGCGACCTGGAGGCGCGAGGCGTTGCGCCCGGTCGCGAGCGTCGTGGCGTTCGCGAGGGTGTCGATCGTGGCCGCGATGCCCTGCTGCCGCAGACCCACCGTGACAGCCGCGAGGTTGTTGAGGTGCGTCACGAGCCGGTCGATGTTCGTGGCGTCGTTCGCCGCGACGACGATCCGGCTGTACTTCGACGCGGCGACCGCGGCGAGGGCGTTGGTGAAGTTGTCCGCGTTCGCGCCGCCCGTGAGGGGGTACTCCGCGCCGATGACCGAGCCCGTGCTCGTCCACTGGAAGGTCGTCGCGAAGGGCGACGTGATGCCGGTCGACGTGACCCGCTGCTCGACCGGCGAGGCCGAGGTCACCACGTAGGCGTCGACGATCAGGCTGTTGCCGCGCGGGCCGGGATGCTTCGCCGTGATCGTGACCACGCCCGCCGCGTTCTGCGCGGTGTACGGGAGCGACGCGGCGTCGTTGATCGCGTCCGCGATGGCAGCGGCGATCACGGTCGCGGTGTCGCCCGAGGCCACGGCCACGTCGATCACCTGCTCGCACAGCCGCAGGCGCACGGTGCCCGCGCCCGTCGAGGTCGTCGCGACGGTCAGAGCCGCCGCGGCCGCCGCGCCCGCGGACTCCGCGACGGCGCAGAGGTAGACGTTGGCCGCGGGGTACTGCGCGAAGACCGCAGCCGCCATCCGCGAGAGCTCCGAGCCCGAGCCGCACAGCGCGACGGCGTCGCTGGCCGAAGCGCAGAAGGTCGGCGTGGCGACAGGCATCGTGCCCGCCGCGACGGAGAACGTCGGCGACGCGCCCGAGAGCGCCGAGCCGATGAGGTTGCCCATCAGCAGGATCTTCTCCGGCGCAGCGCCCGCGCTCGTGCCGGGTCCGCCGAGGATCACGTTGAGGTAGACGGCCGGGGTCTTCTGCGACGACCCGAGCCCAGGGATTGAGATGGTCACGGTTGCTCCTGCTCTGCCACAAGGGCGAGGTCGCCGCGCAAGATCGCGCGGCGGTAGTGATGGTGGTCTGCGACGAGCTCGCCATCAGGGAGCGGCGCGCCCGCCTTGTCGCGACCGGCGAAGCGACCGCGCAGCACGCGGCCCGCTGCGTCGAGCAGGGTCATCTGACGGCCTTCGACGGCTTGGATCAACAGCTTCATGGGTTGGGCTCCGACTCGAATTGAACGAGGGGTTGCACGGCGTCGGCGAGGCCGGTGCCGATGAGGTTCACGTCCCCGATCACGGGGTTCAGCAGCGGCAGATCGGCAGCCGGGTCCGGGTTGACCGCGAGCGGCAGATCGCGCTGCGCTTCGACCCGCACCGAGTACGCGTAGCAGACGCCGTCGTCCACCAACTCGGGCACCGCGCTCGCGGCGCGCAACGGACGGTCGCGCCACGTCGTCCCGCTCGGCGTCACGATGAGCCCGTTGACCGCTCCGAGCGCAACGTCCAGGCACTGCAGGATGCCCGCGGCTCCAGCGGCGCTCTGGTTGATCGCGTCGTCGATGGCGCGAGGGTCTTCAAGCGCGACGATCACGCTCCACGTCGCGACGCCGCGGTCTTCCACGTCCGCCAGCACGTTCACGATGCGCGCGCTCTGCTCGCCGTCGAAGCGCACCAGCACCGCGGGAAACTGCCCGCCGCACACGCGCGAGAGCCCCTCCCGCGTCACCGGGCCGGCGTAGCGCCCCGCGAGCGCGAACGGAGCCGTCGTCGTCGCAGGGACGGCGACCTTCGCGACGAGCGCGGTCAGGATGGCTGTGTCGATGGCGGCGAGGCTCATGGCAGGCGCTCGATCGCGCCGACCATGGACGCAGCGACGACCTGCGCGACCGTATCACGCTCCTGCTGCCACGCGGGGCCGAGGAAGGGGTACGGGCGATTACGCGAGGTGCCAAGCTCGACGTACGAGCCGTAGAACATCCCGCCGTCGACCCGCACGCGATAGCCCGCGTCGAAGCTCCCCTCGGTGAACTGGTACTCCGTGTACGTCTGCAGCCGGAACGTGCGGTTCGTGTATGGGTGGTTCGCCTTCGCGTACGCCGCCACCAGGCGCCCGCCGCTGGCCAGCGCGCCGGGCAGCACGCGCACGACGGCAGAGCGCATCGCTTCCGCGGCGTCGACGAGCGCCCCCATCAGAAACCGCCCGTGTCCTTGTAGTCGGCGATGCGGTTCCAGACGTTCGTGTCGCGCCCCACGTCGTTCTGCACGTTGAGCGTCTGCGCCCGCGGGAGCGGTGGCGTCTGCGAAGAGCCTGGCGCACGCGCGTCGGCGTCGCGGTTGAGCTGCTTGATGAACTCGCGAGCGCGGCGCCCTTGCTCGGCGAAGCTCCCCTGCTCATCCCACAGCCCGTGGCGCCGCGCGGCGATCTCGCACGCGAGGTCGACCACGCACCCGATCACCGCTGGATCGATCGTGTCGGTGAGCGAGTAGACGCCCTGCGCGAAGGCGACGCGCGTCATCGTGCGGAAGAAGCTGTTCGCTTCGGCGAGGCACAGGTCGCGGAAGGTCGTGTCGACGGCGTTGCCGCCGTTCTTCGCGAAGAGCCGCGTGTAGACCTGCGTCGACAGGCGACCGGTGAGGTCGGCCGCGGTAGCGATCGTCGTCTGCTCGGCCACGGTCAGACCTCGACGAGCTCGAGCTCTCGCCCGAGCGTGAAGCCGTCCGCGAGGAGCGCCTGGGCCACGGCCGACGGCACCTCAGCGCCGGGCGACCACTGCCCGCGGGAGCCCGCGAAGATGTTGACCCGCGCCCGGTAGACGGGCTCAGGAGCGGCCGGGGGAGGCAGGGTGGGCGCGTGGCCCGCGCTGTCCGCGGCGGCGCCCGCAAGGGGCGTTTCCGGGGCAGCGCGGGGCGCCTCCGCGACCGTCGCCGACGGCGCCGAGGGTTCGGGCTGCGGCCGACGGTCACGGCGCGACATCAGGAGACGACCGTGGTGTAGAGGAAGCCGGTGTCACCGCCGCCGATCACGAACTCGCTGTCGGAGTGCGAGGTCTTGATGAACACGCCGCCGCGGACGCCGCGGAGGTTGTCGACGATCTCGCGCGTCTCGATCGTGCCGAAGCGGAAGGTGTACCCGAAGGTCCGCGTC